CACCAATAATTTCATAAGTAACTAAATCATGACTATTATTAAATGGTATAGCAATAAAAGCATCACCTAATTCAGGCATATTATTATTGTTATAACGAAAATCACATAAACCTACAAACTGTCTACGAGCAACATTATCAATATTAGAATCAGTAATAATAGAATAAGGATCTTCTCTAGTGAATTCTTTAACTCTTATGCCATTTGTTAAACCAGTTACTAAAAACTGATTAATTAAACCTTCAAAAATATCTAAACTTTGAAGTGTATTACCAGTATCATCATGATAAGCTACACTACTAAAGCAATTACCTCGCCATATTAATTGTCTAAAATTATTTAATGGTGCTGGACCTTCACCAGTAAATACAAATTCTCCATCAGAAGCTATAGAATGTTCACTACCAGCAACAAAAGCAGAACCAAAATCTGTATATTCACCACTTAAATAATCAAGACCAACAAAACGAGTCATGCCCTGATTTGCAGTCATGAATATAATATATTCATAATCTAAAAATTCTTCTCCACTAAACCATTGATAAATAGCTGCCATTACGGAGTTACCTTAATTCCTGAAACAGCTATTTTTAAACCACTACCACCAAATGTACTACCTATTTGTGTAATATAAGGCAAGAATTCTGCATCATCAGGTATTACCATATCTGGAATATCAACAACAGATTGTATTGCTGCTGTTACTGATGTTAATTCTCCTGCATCAATATAAATAGGAGTACTGAACATAGATACACCATTCATATGTATATCTATAATCATAGATGAACCAGTAGGAGCTACAGTTAAACTAGCTCGCACATATCCATTTAACATATTAAGTGGATATGGGCATCTAAATGTAGTAAAATCTCGTGGTGCTCCAGTTGTTAATTCAGTAAATTCATCTGAACATGATGCAATAATAGTATCAAATATTTGATTCTGACCAGAAACACCAGAACCAATACGAATCCATCTACCACCTTGTGATAACTGAATAGAGTTTGGTTTAATTACATTATAATCATCTGGAGTTAAATGAGATAATGGATCATAATAATACTGAATAACAGGACCAACTACGTGAAGAGCTACATGAGTATATTTATTATAATCAAGCTCTTTAATTTCAGCAACTGTCTCAAAAATAAATTCCAGCATGATTTGCCGGAATGTAAGTAAACGGTCACCGCGTAATTGCTGAACCTTGCCAAAACCTAAAGCAAGGTCTTCATGGCCTATTAACTGCCTTAAGAGTGTTCTAGCCATTAGACTGGTGTATGTGCAGTTGCGCCAGTAGCATCTACCCAAAGATCACCATCTGCTGAACCAACAGCCCAAACAGGATTTTCTGTGGTAGAATTCCAAACCATATAACCAGCATGTTTAGCTACAGAAGTATTTACAGGATCTGTAATATCTTCTAATTCAGTAGTAGTATAGCTATACTCTACTTTAATCCAACGACCAACAGAAATAGCTGGATTAGGTTCAAGAATAGTATCACCATTATCTGCTGACACATTTAGTTCATCAAATACATATTCAATTAATGGACCGTTATTTACATGTAAAGCAACACGTGTATATCTATTCCAATCAAGATAACGAATTTCATCTAAAGTACGGAAAATGAATACTAATTCAATTTCTTGACCAATAATAGTTAAATCACCACGTGTCTGTGTTACTGTACCAGCACCAATAGCAAGATCATCATGGACAATTAAAACACGCTTAAGAATTCGCTGAGTCATTACAGTTATCCTAATGCATTATAGTGAGATTCAAACCAATTAACAGCAACTGAATCTACATGTGCAAGTTGTATAATGGCATCTACTTCACGTTGATATAATGCTAATTCTTCAGCACCAAATTGTCTATTTTGTGCATCTACATCATTGCGTAAGCATGTACCTGTGATATAAAATTTAAGTGCTGGATCAAAGCACTCATCTACTTCTAATTCATCTAAAACATCATCTGGTAATGGTGGTGTTCTAGAATAGTAAATAGTAAGAATCTCAACTTCTTCAACTACACTAACAACTCCATAATAAGAGTCTTGAATATCACGTGCCATATCTGAGTCAACAAACTCATTTACAACACCATAATAAGAATCTTGTGGGAATAATTCGCCTTCATAATCTAATGCGCCAACTAAGCCAAATTCATTAGGTTCAGACTCATATAAAATTGTGAAATCGCCAAAAGGTCGTGGATATGTAGCAATTTCTGTACGTTTAACTTCATCATAAATTGCTAATTCTAAATCTCCTTCTGGAATTTTAACTGTATGAGTGCGCCAATCAGGTGGTTTATTCTTAGTCATCCAACCACTACTAACAAGTGGTAAGAGAATACTTTTATAAGTTACATGAGAAAGATTGAGAGTGCCTTTCGGCATTTGAAAGACACTCTCACCACTTTTAAGAGGAATAGTAATAATATGCTTAAATAAATTAGTCTGAATAGCAATATCTTTAAGACCTAATCTAATATTACGCAATAAAGTATCATCTGACCACCGTTGCTTACCGTGATCATTTAAAGTATCCCTAACAAGTAGGAAGATATCTTCTATTCGGCTCATCTCTTACGTTTACCATGATTAGGTGGTCTATAATCTTGTGCTACTTGTTTTACAGGTCTGCGTTTTTTATATTCACCTACTCGTTTAGCTGCTTCACGAGCACTAGCTAATTCAGGGCTTTTACCTTGTTCTCTAGCGGTTTGCATAGCTTGTCGAGCTCTTCGCTCTTGCATTTCAACTCCGCCTTCACCCATGATAGTTTCAGCTTTGAGTCTACGTTTTTTATCAAGGTAAGCCATCACCGACCTCGACGCTTTCTAACTGGAACTTTCTTCTTTACTGGGACTTTCTTCTTAGGCATGATAATCTCCTATATGAAGAAGCCCACCTATATTGCTATAGGTGGGCTTTGAGCTAGATTACTCTACAAAATTGGTAAGTTCGCCAGTGCACTGCTTATACTCAAGGTATTCAACGTAGATAAACGCTTTACCAGCAGTTGGAGCAGTACCACCATACGTAATCTTTAACGTAAGCGTAGCACCAGTAGGTAAGTGAATTGGAACTAAAGCACTAACAATAGCAGTACCAGCTGCTTCAGTCCAATCACCGGCAGCAATAAGTTCATCAGCACCTGCCCAACCAAGATCAAATGCTGCCGAGGTACCAGCATTGTTGGTTACGATAGGTAATACAGTTGCACTGAGAACAATAGTCTCAGGAGGCAACTGAGCCAGCTGATAAACATCATCACTCACAAGAACTTCATCGAAATCAATCTCAGCAAAAAAGACATTGATATCACGCTTCTTGTGGCGACCACCAAGACGACTGATATTTTGATTAGCCATGTCAGTCCTCCTTATTGTACTTCGACATCAACAGCAACTACGCCATAGTCAAGATTGGTAATCTTGGCTTGTTCGTAATCAGTGTTTTCTGCCGTAAGTACAGTTTTCCGAGTATTCGTCCAAACTTCTAAAGCAGATTCAGAAGTAATTCCGAAGTCCTCAGAGGGTTGCCATTTATAGTCAGGATGCTTACCAAAAGCAAGCTGAAGGGCACCGGCACCCAAAACAAGTCCACGAGAATGGAGATTTGCATGAGTATAATCGAACCCAACCTGACCAGTCCAAGGTGCCGCAGCCGGATCAGCACCGGCATACTGACGAAGACCACTGATTTCAATAGATGAATCATTCAAACCCCAACCAGGGATAACGCCTGAAGTCTCACCAAAGAAATTATCAGCAACAACAATCATCAGTGCACCGATTTTACCGATAACACCTTTAATATTACGATTCTGATTGCCACGTACATCACCCTGAGCCATCAAAGTCTGATAACCAGCAGTATCTTTACGCAGTAATGATGCCATCTTAGCATCAATTACAAACAACCAGATAGGATCACCATTCTGCAAACGATATGGATCAATTGGACGACGAACACCGCCAATTGTATATCCAGCAGAAGTCTTAAGAATGGTTTCAATATCAGTTAACGTATCGAAGTCGAACGTAGTACCTAAATCGATAGTATGCGAAGGAGCCTGTCCTAAGAGACCCTGAGCTGCATCGAAGAGCGCTTGATCTTTAAAGCGGACGAACAAATCAGAGAGTTTAGCACGAGAATCGCTATGCTGTGAAATTTGAAGATCACCAATATTTACAGCATCAAACTCATCACCATTATCAACTACCAAACGATAGCGATCAACAGTGATCTTATCAGAAAACTTACGCTTGGCCTCACCTTCGCCGTAGGCAGTCTCCTTGCCTTTCTTAGCTTTACCGGTAATATTACCAGAGAAGTCAAAGACTACAGTGTGACCTTCTTTGGCGTTCGTATTATTGACCTGATAAACAACAGCATCTTTCGTCATTCCAGTCATAGGAGACCAGAAGGACTTAGATGCAGCTTGCACCATGCCTTCACGAAGCCATCTTTTGCGCACGAGATCTGACGTCAAGCTTACTACAGCTGTCGTCATGAGATTATCCTCATTAGCAAGTTGAAGGAAATAGTTGTTTGCTAACGAGATCGCCGGAGTACCTACGGTATAGCGATCGCGTCACTATAGCATAGGTAGCTCGGGGAGAGGAATACCGTCAACTACTATTATATTATACCATATTTTTATCAATAATATTAATTTTATTCTCTTTGAGGTTTAGTAATAGATTTAACACCCCACATAGCTGCAGATTCAATTTCAGTACATGCAACAGCTGCACAACGAGCGTCTACTTGATTCTCTAGAATATAATCAATAAACTGAGCAGCCATATATTTGATTCTAGTAATTTGCTCACCTTTATCAGATATAAAACTAGCTACTCTATATTCACCTTCAGTCATTAGAATACAGTCTCCTTTTCATAAGTTTGATTGAAATCACCTTCATTAGCAGTCTTAGAAGGCTCTTTACCACCAGCTACTTCACCTAAATTAGGTTCATTGGGTTCATCATCATCAGAACCTTGTACAACTTTAATTTTAGTCAAGAAATCACCTGCATTATTGAGAAATTCTTCAAAAGTAATTTTACCAGCTTCTAAATCTTTCTTAAAACGTGGTGGAAGATCATTATCTACAATTTCATCAGTAAGTTGAATACCAGTATTGTTAGACCATGCCTCCATTAATTCCTTACGAACTTCAAGTTCACCTTTATTGGAGCTTTCTTTACGAATTTTATCAAGTTCTTTATTGAGACCTTCTTTACCTTTAGTCTCATATTCATTGAGTTTAGCTCTCCATTTCTCTGGATCAGTCTTTTTAAGCTCATTAAGCTCATAGCGTTGTTCTTTAGTTAATGCAATTTCAGAAGTCATTAACTTCTCTTCTAAACCTTTAGCAATAGCTTCTTGTTTCTTAAGTTCTTGTTGTGATTTAGTAAATGCACCTTGTGTATCACGAACTCTACGTTCTGCAGTTACCGCAAATTGTAATTCTTCACTAAGATCTTTAGATAATTCTTCTGGTAAAATCCATTTACCATTATCTGTTTTAGTCATTTTACCAACTAATTCATTTACTTGTTCTTGAAACTTGCTCATGTCCACTCCAGAGGAGAATATGAAAAGGTTTAATGTAAAATAAGATTTTACGTATCAATTATATCATTGTATAATAGCTATGTAAAATGTTATTTTTTACTAAAAGGTTATATAAATGGCAGCAAAATCACATAGCTTTTCTACTAAAACAGAAGCTGATACGCTTTTTGTAGAAAGTTTGAAAATAAATGAGCGAAAAGAAGGTAGAGCTAACTTTAGTTGGGTTGTAGTACAAGCTTTAAAAGAATATGCTGAACGAGTACAAAGAGAGAAGGATAATGGACGAACAAACTAGACTTCTCGCTTTAGCTCACCTTAAAAATGGAGAAAAACCAGCAGACGCAGCAGAACTAGCTGGTATATCTTATTCATCTGCATTAAAACTTAAAAGAGAATTGCATGCAGCAGAAGAACGTGGTGCAGTTTTACAACTTTTCAAATTACCTGAAGCTACATTAGAAATATTATTAGATGGAGTTAGAAAACAAATAACTCCAGCTATTGAAGCTTTTGGTGTAGGTGAACTAGTTGAAGAAGAAGTTTCCAAAATAACTAACGGAATAGAAGGCGGAAAATTATTACAACAAGAATTACAAAATTCTGCTTCTGCTATAACTAGTAAGATTACAACTGCAGCATTAACTGCTAATAATGCAGATACTATTCTCACTTTAACTAAAGCATTATGTGAACTTCAACGCTCTTTCTTTGGTGAAAGATCTACTCCAGTTAATGGAGTTCCAATTACTTCTTTTGAACAACATTTAAGAAATTGATTCTCTCAAAATCAGAATTCAATGAGTTATTCCCTTTAGATAAAGATCTCTACGATCTTCTAACAACTAAGCCAAGGGATTATACTGAATTAGTTACTAAATACTTGCCATCTAAGTTATGGAGGCTTAATAATCTCTATAATATTATCGATAAAGTCGGTGAACCTATACCATTTCGCATGAATAGAGCGCAGTTCAAGGTCTATGCGAAGAGTTTAGAGCATCCGCGGCTTATCATTCTCAAATCTAGACAGCAAGGTATTAGTACTTTCTGGCTTATTTCTTACTTTGATGACCTTATAACACTATCAAATTACAATTGTGGTCTAATGGCACAAGGCAAAGACGAAGCAGGAACACTCCTCGAACGCTTAAAACACACATGGAATACATTACCAATATGGGTTAAAGACTTCTTCGGCTTGACCGTAGTCAAGAACAATTCTCAAGAGTTCACTCTTAGTAATAACTCGACTATGTTCATCCGTACCAGTTTCCGGTCTGCGACTCTTCAAAGGCTACACATATCTGAACTCGGCAAAATTGCCAACAAGTATCCAGAGCGAGCTAAAGAGACAAAGACCGGAACCCTTCAAGCTTTATCTGTCGGTAATACCGGTATTATAGAGAGCACAGCCGAAGGTGTCAACATGTTCAAATACATGTGGGATACTGCTGTAAAACAATACAAAGCTGGTCGTTTAGCAGGCAAGGACTTTCTACCTGTATTCCTTTCATGGCTCGAAGATCCAGACTGTGTAGAGTTCGAGCCTCAATATCCAACAGATGAAGAACTTGAGTATTTCGATAGGTTAGAGAAAACTCTTGGTATAACTATAACTAAAGAGCAGCGCAATTTCTGGATAGCCCAACACCGAGAATTAGAGGGAGATATTCACCAGGAATATCCTGCTACGCCTGAGGAGGCATTCACAGCAGCGCAGGATGGTACTTATTGGGCGAAGAGATATCTCGAAGTAGTAATCCGCCGTGGTCAACGGCTTAAGTATAAGAAATTGTACGATAGAAATCTTGATGTTTATGTAACATGTGATGTTGGCCGTAGTGATTATATGGTTCTGGTATTTTTCCAAGTATGGAAGCGACAGGCTAGGATCATTGCAGAATACTATAATACAGGAGAATGGTTAGGTCATTATGTCAATTATACTCGTGAACTAGCTGAAAAGAGAGGATGGCATATAGAGCATTGGTTTTTACCGCATGATATGGGCGTAGTGGACATTACTCAAGATAATAAGACACGCGAACAGATACTGAATGAGCTTGGTGTTGGGAATACTACTATTTTAGATAAGCTTAGTAAACATCATGGAATAGAAGAAGTACGCCAAGGTTTTCAGAATATATGGATAGCGGAAGAATGTGAGTATTTAGAACAGTGTTGTTTAAATTATACAAAAGCTTGGAATCATTTACTAGAAGTGTGGAGAGATGAGCCTAAGAAGGATCAGTGGGCACATGGTGCAGATGGAATCCGGTATATGTATCAAGCATGTACTATCCATTTGTTTGAAGACGAAAGCAGTGATGATGAGTATGTAACGGTAGCGGATGGTGTTGCCATCTGAATGTAGAAACGTAGCATGTTGTATTACTATAATAATATATTTGTTGTTTAATAAAAATAATTACATATATACGTCATTATGAGCAATTACATATACGCGTTTATAGTGTCAATAAAATTATTAGCATACTACTGCTTAGTTCTACAACGCAAAATTCGAGAAAACATTATCCGGCCGAACTGGCCCCTGGGGGCCTGAGATTACCAAGCTACCAGCATGATGCTAAATTTTCATTAACTGCAAACGTAAATAATAATCACTATCATTATTATTATCACTATCACTATTGTCATCACTGTCATTATCACTATCGCTATCATTGTTACTGTCAATATTGTTCTTATACAGTATATTATTAATATACTATGTAATAATTTAATATACTGCAAGTGTAAATAAATATTTACACAATATTTACGTATATTTACTTTACTTTTTATAAAATTTAATATATAATAATAATAAGTGAAATGAAATGTTTCACTTTATTAGAAAGTTATTTAACAATATGACTGTTTGTACACTTAGTGTCTACTACTTGTAGTAGATACAGGTAGTAGACTTCATTTAACTCTATTAAAGTGAGTATAAATCATGACTACTATCAAAAAAGTGTATTCTGAAGTGTTTGAGATTCTTAACTCTAATCAGAACAAGAAAGTCAAAGATATTATGACTGACTTGTTGGTTGTGATGGAATCACAACAAAGAGATAAGAATCATTATGAAGATGAACACGGTTTGTGGATCTTCTGTTACTACCATAAGGAATGGGAACTGACAAGTCAAGTCGAGTACGGTAAGAAAGTTAATACCGCTACTGGTTTGAATAGTATGTGTAAAGTCGGTACCAATCAGTGGACGAAACAACAGAGAGATTACAAGAAAACCAAGTCGGATCTTCTTGAGAAAGTTCAGAGTGGTGAATTGGCGGTTACTGATATTGAAAGTGAAATCGCCAAACTGGAAGAGGAAAAGAATCGTATAGTTCCTCTCTGGGAATCACATTGGATAGAAGCACTTCAGGATCCACGTCAGATTCAAGATACTGAGTGAGATCTAGAAAAGAGGGTGCCGAAAGGTACCCTCTTTTTTTATCTCTGAAACTAATGAATACTGCTGGCTGAACTAAGTGAGACGGCTGGTTCCTGGCAATTTGACGTAAAGACGTAAGGACTATATATAATGTATATATGTATTTATTTTTATTAAACAACAACATATAAATATATATATAAGGAACGTCCTACGTCTTTGCGTTCTTCGCTTTACAGTAAG